TTAGACGGTCTGCAAATAGCCCTCAAACAGCTGTCCGGCAGAGGCCCAGCCCAGCAGTTGGCGGGGGTATCTGTTCAGCCAGCTTTCCACCGCCTCCACGTCTTTTTGGGTGACCTTATCAAAGTTTGTTCCCTTGGGGAACTTCCGCCGGATCATCTGGTTTTGTTTTTCGTTGCTTCCTCGCTCACTACTGCAGTATGGGTGACAGTAATATGTCCGGGTGCGCTTGCTCTCACAGCGTTTATATACGGACCGTTCGATCCCGATATAGTCCGCAAACTCGCTTCCGTTGTCCATGGTAATAGATTGGAATACCTGCGGGAAGCGGGCACCCCATTTCCGTTCCATGGTGTCCAGCGCACGGACGACGCTGGCCGCGGATTTATCGCGGATCAGGCGGATCACCTCCATGCGGGTGACGCGCTCGGTCAGCACCAGGAGGCACTTATGCCCGCCCCTGCAGGAAACCACCAGATCCATTTCCCAGTGGCCGAACTCCTGGCGCCCGTCGATCTCCGGCGGGCGCTTTTCTATGCTCTCACCCTTGGGCTGCTGTTTCGCCCGCTGGACGTGCTTGGTTTTCTTCTTCCGCCGGGAACCCTTGAACGGCAGCGCCTTATTGGTCAGGCGGAGAAAAACTCCCTTGTCAATATAGGCATAAAGGGTTTGGCGGCAGATCCGCGTTTCAAAGCTGCCGTACTTTTCCGGGTGGTCCTCAATCTCATGCAGGGCTGCCTCCGGGCTGTAATTGTCGTCAGCAATCAGCGCCTCCAGGGTTTCGGCGTACCGGCGATCACTTCCAATTTTCAGGGGGCCGCCCTTGGCCGCCATGTTGGCCCGGTAGCGGGCTTGTGACCGCTCCGGTATGTACTCGGTCACTTCGATATAATCCGCGTTCATGTAGGTGTATGTCCCGCGTTTGATCTCGCGGCAGACGGTGGCGGCGCTGACGTGCAGGGCCGCTCCGATCTCGCGCATGGTGGCGCCCTCTTTTCTCATTCTGGCGATCTTGTTCCGGTCAAACTCCGTCAGGTGCTTATATCCTTTCATGCCCGTGCCCTCACTTTCAAAAAAATATGGACGGCGCGGTGCATACAGCACTCCACGCCGTCCTATTCTTTGCCCAGCAGCCAGTCCACGGAAACCTCCAGAACGTCCGCGATCACCACCACCTCAAAGTCAGCCACAAACCTGCCGCCGTTTTCGATCCTGCTTATCACGTCCCGCTCCACAATGACACCAGCCAGTTGCAGACGCCGGCAGAGATCAGACTGTGACAGCCGCGCCCGCAGGCGGGCCTCCCGGATCCGGTCACCGCATATATTTCTTTTCCCGTGGAAATCATACGCTTTCATGGGCAGCCCTCCAGGCGCGTGGTAATGTTCAGCAGTTTTCTTGATATTAACACATAGGTTTCCACGAACCCGTGTTAATAATCAGCACCGAAAAATATTGAACACTCTGGAGGGCAAACGCCGAAACGCCCCCGGCGCTGTGTGCGTCGGGGGTGTCTTTACTTCGTGATTTTCATTAAATCGTTTGGGGTGCAATCCAGCAGCAGACAAAGCCGCTCTATTGTTTCCGTCGTTACATATTTCCCGTCCCTCATTTTTTGCAGGGTACTTTGTGACAGTATATTTTCCTTTCGGATCCGGTATGTCGTGACGCCCTTTTCCTGCATTTTGTCAAATGCCCCCTGGTAGCTGATTGCCATAATATCCACCCCTTTCTGTGCTTCATTGTAGCATTTTGTATGCACCCTGTAAAGTGCATATTTTAGACAAATTGCAGCACCTTTTTTCGTGCATATCGCCACTTGATTATGCACCCTAAAAGGACTATAATATAGACAGTTCAAGAGGAAAGGGGGTGGTTGATATGGCAAAGAAAAAGCGCCGTAATAAAACGGCGCAACCCGCCAGAAAGTCCGACTTGCTGGCCGACATTCTGGCGGGCGTTGTCTCCGGTCTGATAACAGCGGCAATCCTCAAATTGCTAAACTGGTAAAGGCCAGGGGTGCGGAGGCCCGAACCTCCGCACCCCAACTATAAAGCATAAACCACTAAATTGTCAAGGGGGTGGAAAAATGAAATACCTGCTTTTTATGGTCATATTCGTGGCGGTGTTCGTCCCGCTCCAGCGGTTGTTCCGTAAACTTTTCAATGGGAGGAAATGAGAATGGAGAAAACGGCAAAAGCGGCCCCGGCTGTTACGCTGGAGGCGGTCACGGTTCCACTGGCCGACGGGCGGCGCGGTATGGTGTTAGTCCTCACCGATGAATACAGCAGAAAAACAGTCATGCGGGCCATGCCTGCCAGCAGGTGACCCGCAGAAGAACCCCGACGCCAGGGCAGCGCCGGGGTTCCTTTTTTATTCTGCTGCGGTGGCTTCCGCCGCGTCCGCCGGTTCTTCCAATGCGGGCGGCGTGGTTCCGCCGGTCTGCTCCGGCGTCCCGCTCGTTTTACTCAAAACCAACTTGGACAGCTTGGAAAAAACGTCTTTCGCATACAGCACATAGGCCGTCACCATGGCCAGGTTGGCAGCGGTGGCCACGTTGACCGTTTCGCCGTCAATGTCGATTGCCACAATATCGGGGTTCAAGCGTCCCGCTACATAGAAAGCGACGAAACAGGCGGCAATAATGATCCCCTTAATGACACCGTTCCGGCATTTGATACGGTCGAAAGTCCCATCAAAAAGGGCGTTCAGGCTGCCCAGCACGACGTTGACAGCCACCAGGAGAACCAGGCCAATGGCCAGGCGGATAATAGTCTGTTCCATTTTTACCTCTCATTCCTGCCCGGTGCTGTCCTGGCCATTTTCGTGGCACCGCGGAAATGGCCAGCTTTCGCATTGTCTCCGATCACAGGGGATCGAACCGTCCCAGCGTACCAGGGCCACCAGCCAGGTGACCACAGCGGCCAGGGAAAGCACCCAGGTCAGCGCCTTGATAATAACCATTCCAGCACCTCCGGCAAAATTATTTGTTGATGGTGATAACCTGGCCCACATGGATCAGGTTCGGATTTTTGATCCCGTTGTCTGCTGCCAGCTTGGCCACGGTGGTGCCGTACTTCGCGGCGATACGGGAAAGTGTGTCCCCGGCCACAACGGTGTACTTGACGGCTCCGCCGGGCAGGCGGAGGACCTGGCCCACACGGATCAGGTTCGGGTTTTTAATGCCGTTGATCTCCACCAGTTTGGCCACGGTGGTGCCGTACTTCGCGGCGATACGGGAAAGGGTGTCGCCGCTCTTTGCGGTGTATGTACCCGCCGCCTGGGTCGTCGGTTTCGTTGGCTTGTCCACCGTCCCGCCGGACGTACCGCCCAGTTTCCGGGCGATCATGTCAAAGTCCGGGGTAATGAAACCGCGGATATACCGCCCGTTCACTTTCATGGTGCGCTTGCCCACCTTGCCGCCGTTCATGTTTCCCTCTGTGACCACAAAGGTGCCGCCGCCCACCTTGGTGACAATGCCAATGTGATCCGGTGCGCCGGTGTTGTCGGTGGTGGCGTAGTTGGCCCCGTCCTGCCAGTCGTACACGCAGGCGTCGCCCACCTTGGGGGTGTATGCGTCGTTCTCCGTCCAGATCCCTTTTTTCTTGGCGATCTCGACGTACTTTCCCACGCCGCACTCCGTCCCGGTGTACTCCGCGATCCCTGCCTTGATGTACGCCGCGGAGGTCGTGGTGGCACAATGGGCGTCACCCACCTGTACGCGGTAACCTCTTGCCAGCGGCTTGTGGTTGTTGTAGATGTTCAGGATCTCCAGGTGCTTGGCGCTTCCTCTGGTTGCTCCGTTCCATGCGTTGATAATGTCCGCAACCTTTTGGCGCAGTTCGTTTCCGGTCATATTGTTTATACCTCCTCACAGGCCCGCGTCCGGTGGTTCGCCGGTGCCCGCGGGCGGTTCCTCCGGGGCAGGCTGCGGCCCGCTCCCGCTCGTTCTGGCGGCCTCCGCCGCCGTGTCCTTGTTCGTCTTAATCCAGCCCATGACGCCGTTTTCCAGGCCGCACACGCCGAACACGCAGCCGGTCAGTGTGGCAGGCTCTGATCCGGTGTGCCAGAAAACCACCAGATCGGCCACCGTGTACGCCACCAGGAAAACCGCCTCCAGCACCAGGATTCTGTCCATGGTGCCCATTTTCTTTTTAGGCGGCTTCCGTTCCTGCCGCAGTGTCCGCAGACGCTTCCGCAGGTGCTTATACGCCAGCCGGGCCACGAAATAGCCCAGGAGGGCACCGGCAGCCCACGCCGCCGCGGCCACAATGAATATTTTCACGGCTTCCCTCCATTACAGAAAATCGTCTGTTTCCACGCACTCACGGTAAACGTCCAGGATCCGCTCCGTGGTCACTCTGGTTTTGTTGTTCTTGAAATCCTTGTGATCCTTGCAATAGATTTCGTAGTCGTCAATATCGGCCAGGATCTGCTCAAAATGTTCCTGACTGTGCCGGGTGCCGTGTTTTACTTCGTCCCCGAACCGTAGGATCCGGTAACGGCAGTTTATGGCCTCCTGCTCTCCGTCCGCTTTCCTCATGGCCTGCACCTCGGTTTCCAGCCTGTCCACCTTGGCGATCACTTCGCTGTTGATCTTCCGCCCCAGCCAGGCCAGGAACTTGGAAACGGGGTTGATCTTCACCGGGGTAATTTCGATAAACACGGACACCAGCGCCACCACGGTGATGCCGCCAGCCAGCGCCTGGCCTACGCTCACGGTGGACAGCATTTCAATTAGTTTTTGCACGGATCCACCTCCCCCATGGCGGTATCGTAGTCCCGCCGAACCACCGCCATTTCCTCCTCATACCGGAGGGCGTCGCGCTGGCCCAGCTGCACCGCCATGGCCTTGGTGATTTCATTCTGGCGGTCAATGATCCGGCAGAGGTCCGCCACCAGCTTCATATAATCCATGGCAGCGTCACCTCCTCGCACCGATCAGCCCGGCGACGTGTTCCAGGTCTGCCCCGACCGTCCCCACAAGGCTGGCGGCTTTGATGATGCTATCAGCGTCGATGTACATTCCCGTTCTTCCCCCTCCGTTATCCTGTTATCATCCACAGCCCGACCGCGTGCCACAGGCACACCGCGCCGTACACGACCGCGCAGATACGCAGCCCCCGCCGCGCCTCCTTCGTCCCCCGCGCGTCGAGCCACAACGCCAATAGCGGCACGACCGCGCCCTTGTACCAAATGATCGTGACGATGCTCCGCAGCAGCGGATTCAGCTCCACGCAGCCGCGCCGCAGCGCCCATAGCGTGCAAATGAGATCGATCCAGTTCAGCCCAATCACCGTAAATGCCATAGTATCTCTCATATTGTTAGGCGCGGGTACCGCTGATGATCTTACGGATCTGGCGCTCGCTGAGACGGAACTGGGTCGCAAGGCTGCGATAGTTGTAACCATTGAACATGGCGCGGATATCCCGATCACGGGAATTGCGTTCCAGCGATTCCCACTTGGGAACATAGATCGTTTGTCCGCCGCACAACAACGTCAGGTGCATGAACGCCTCCATGCCGACGGCGTCCACGATGTCGCGGTACTCCTCCGGAATATCATCCCGGCGCACTTTCCCGATATCGATTTGCGTCATTTTAGGTACCTCCTGTCTTCACCCCATACCGCTCAAACATTGCGCGGATGGCGTCCGCGATCGCCGTCAGCTTATCAGTAAGTGCCATTTTCGATCTCCCCCAGCCGTTCGTCGATGTACGAGTGCATGGCGCTTACATCGTCCTCGGTCCAGTAGTCCACGCCGCGAATCGGCGTTTTGCCGTCCACGCCGTCCTTTCCGTCCACGCCGTCCTTTCCGTTTACGCCGACCTTCTCCGCCCCGATCAGGCGCACAGCGCCGTTTTGGATCAGCACCACCTGATCGCCGTCCATCAATTCCTGCACCACGGGCTTGTCCGTCAATTTCACCGTTGCCATGTGTTATTCTCCTTTCATCGGTCCGATGGTGATAATGCTTCCGTCGTATAGCTTGTAAAATACATTCGTCCACGAATCTCCGTCGCTCGACGCTTTTACGCTCACGTCTTCAATCGCCCAAGTGATTCCCCTCGCGTGCAGGAAATAGACGGCACCATTATAATCCGCTTTTGTTCCCCTTCTCCATGTGTATCCATCGTCCGAACTGTAATAACCAGGATCTCCTGAATTGTATGCGAAAAGGCAGAAGCCGGTATTTGTAATGCCTAAATTCTTAATACTGCTGAATCCTATATCTTCTATTCTGAGCACATCCCATCTGACCAGATCCTTGGATATTGCCAAAACATTTCTAAATGAGTTGCCGTCTCCTGTATTCCAAATGATGTATTTCCCGTGTGCGAAAATGATATCCTCTGCACCGTAGAGTACTCCGGTCTGCTTGAGGTCACTCCATGACTCGCCCTTGTCACTGGATACCGTAAACATAACTTCGCCTGAATAAATTACCGGAATCGTGAGCGCCACGAATTTTCCATCCCCGCAGCACAGAGCGCCATACATTGCGTGGCTGCCGATACTTGGCATCGTGTGAGGAGTCCATGTCACCGCATCTTTCGATGTATAACATACATTCTCCTCTATGCCTCCGCAAAGGATGACGAAGGTATTCATTCCGAAGCATATCTTCGCGCCTTCAAGCGATCTTTCGAAGCTTACTGCGTTCCAGTTTCTCCCGTCCTCCGAGTAGATAACCTTCGGGTTGTTTATTGATTTGAAAATTGCGACGAAACGCCCATTACCGTAGACAATTCCGCGAAGACTGTCGGTAGCACTAACGCAGTCGATGTCAATGGTTTCATAAACGACGCCGTTGTTAGATAAGTAAGCTACTTTTCTGGAATTCCAACTTCCCTTATCGCCGATGCATACAAATGTGTCGTTCCCATATGCGATATGGTCAAAGTTCTGGTTTTCTCCTTCTGTCCCTCCATCGTAATCTGTGTAGATTTTTGTTGGCTGAACCCGCTCGATCTTGCAATTCACGCCAAGCTTTTCTTTCAGCTTGTCATACCCAGTCACCCCCGTTCCGCCGCGGGCAACGCCCAGCACGCCGCCGGTCAGGTCGTTGGTGCTGTGCTTGTGGGATGACTTCGCCGCGCCCACCTGCTCCGCCGTGACCTTGTGCGGATTCTCGCCGTTTTTCATGTGGGCGATCAGGCTGCTCACCGACTTGGAGATTTTCCCGAAGGCAATGGAAAGCTTTTCCCCGGATTTCAGTTTCGCGATTGCGCTTGCCTCTGTGTAGGTCGGCGTCTGGTCGTTTGTGGAGACGTTTGACACGTTCCCCAGTCCCACCTGCTCCGCCGTGACCTTGTGCGGATTACCCTTGTTCTGAACGTGCGCTTCCAACTCAGCACGGCTGGCGTACACCAGACTTTGGGAGATGGAGGCTGTCACATTTTCGGCGTCTCCGATGTATACCAAAACGTCCATCTGCGTCTCCAGCACCTTGTCGGCGCTGGCGGGAATGTAGTCGCTTTCTCCCTCCGGCGTGTACTGATAGGCGTACAGTAAAGTCCCATCCTCCGTATCCGGATCATGCGCCAGTACGCCAACCTCCGTCGCCCTGAAACTTGCGCTTACCTGAGAATTGCTGAAAGTGGTTCGCAGGGTCACGAATACATCCCCAACCTCATAGCTGCTGATCTCCGCCGTCAGCAGCGGATTGGACAGCGCCGCCGCACTTTTCCCCGCGTCCGCGCCGTTGCCCAACTGGATTGCCGTAAATTTAATATTTACCTCCCCGGCAATAGCCCGCAGCAGCAGGTCTGTGCCGGAGGGCGTCAGTTTTAGTGCCATGTTCATGCCTCCTCGTCAATGATCCGATTGCCATTCTCGTCGGCCAACAGGTTTCCAGCCTCGTCTGTCATGTAGGTCACGTCCAGCGCCGCCGGAATCTCGCACCCCAATGACACGATCCGCCCGACACGCACCGCGAAACCGGTGTACAGATGGTGTTCATGTCGCTGCAGCACAGTCACGCTGTCCAACCATGACGACAGACGCTTTACCGCTCTCAGAACATTCAGAAATTCTCCCAGCAGTTTCTCCACCGCTTCCATATTTTCCACTATTACCCGGAAATGGTGCGGTTCTCCGTTATACTCGAACCATTCTTTTATATATCCTCGTCCGAATATTGAGGATACGATTTTTTCTGTCGCTGCCGGCGTTCCCATCTTCGTATAGAATAGGATAGTCTCCTGAATCAGCGCCCGTTTGGTTGGTAGTGAAAAGTTTTCGTCATAGTACGGGGTACGCAGTTCCACGGCCAGCAGATCCAGCACCTTTTCCGGCACGGCATAGATCGCCGCATAGGTGCGGGCGCCGTCCGCATAGGCCAGCAGCTTTTCCACCTGCCTGCCCACGGCGTAGGCAAGCGCCTGGATCTCCGTCTGCTCTGCAAGGTTCTCCGGCATAATGTCCGTGAAGCGGCTGCCGGAAAGTTTAATCATCTTCCAGCCCTCCATACGTCACGGTGGCTGATCCGGTCAATGCTGCCACCTTGGTGGCGGCCACCTCCGCGAACGTCGGCGCGGTCACGGTAACGCGCTTGGCTCCTGCCTCCATGACCATGGCGGCCAGCTGCGACGGGTTCACGTCGCGGCCTATGGTGCGTTGCCAGGTTTTATATTCCTCCACGGCCTGGGCCACTGCCGCCTGGATTGCCACCGCTCTGGCGCTGTCGCTTCGGTTGATGTAATACGTCAGGCTAATGCTGTATGTGACCTCCTCCGGTGCTTTCACGGTCAACTTGTCCGTCATGGGGCGGATCGTCTTGCTGGAGAGGTACGCCTGCAGGCCGGAGATCATGGCCGCGCCTGGCTTGGAACCGTCGGCCATGATGAAAACAATATCCACCTGGCCCGCTTCTTGGTCGCTGGTGGCCACCACGTCGCCAATAGCGGCGTTGTACTTCTTGGCGTGGTACAGGTATCCGTCCTCCGGTCCCGCCGTAGAATATGCACCAGGGGCCAGGTAAACCCGCTCCGCCAGGCTTTCGTCGTTCTCCACGTCTGCGCCGCCCTCCGTGGTGTTTTGGTTCACGGCGCTGGTAATGTAGGGAACGGGATCCACGATGGTGGACACCTCACCGGGCGCCAGACCGTTGCCCGCGTCGCCTGTGGCGGTACACTCCGCCAGCACGTCCACCGTCAAGCTGCCCGCCGGGATCTCCGCGTATTCCACCGTACTGAAATAAATGGAACCGCTGGAGGAAACCCTGGTGCCCGCCGGGATCGGCGTGGCCAGTGTCCTGGTGGCCGACGCAGTAAAGCGGATCGTGGTCGTTGCCGCCTTTGCCGGTTCTCTGGTAACGCCTTTCAGTAGCGCCAGATTGTCCAGAAACTCCGAATAGGAGTATTTCAAAAGGCTTTGCTTTCCCGCTCGGTCAACGTACTGCATGGCTTGGTAGATCTGCGCCGCCGCCGAATACAGGATCATGCGGTGGACAGAGGCACGGCCCAGGGAAACCTTGCTGCCGGTTGCTTGAAGCATAAACGCCTCAAAGTCTGCCACCATATCCCCGCGCACGTCGTCAATGGTCTTGTTGTCGATGAAAGACACGTCCGGGGTGTTCTGAATTGCGGTAATATCAGGCACTTGTTATCACCACCTTGGGAAAAAGTTTTCCGGTGTTGCCGCCGGTCCAGGTCACTTCCTGCACCCGCACCTCCGGTATAAATTTGGACACCTTTTCGGTGACCTCCGCCGCGTAAAGGCTCTTTACGACCTCTGGCGGCATATCCACAAAATCCATGTTCAGTCCAAAAGCCCGATCCAGCGGCATGGTGCCCTCCCGTGTGGACAGCAGGAGGGCCAGCTGCCGATCCAGTTCTGCCAGCCAGTCCGCCGTGAACGTATATTCCAGTTGGAAATTGAAAAGGTCGTTTTCGTTCATGCGTATTCCTCCAGTGAAATGGTCAGTGTAGCCTTGGCCAGTTCTCCGCGGCTGTAAACCTTGTCCCAGGCTTCGCTCGATCCTGTGACGCGAAACGGGCGGTGGCCCACCAGTCTGCCGCCGATCACCAGGTACTCCACCGAACCTCTTTCCACCATACGCTCCACCATGTCCAGGATCCGCCGCGGCTTCACACCCAGGGCAGCGGACAGGTGAATGGTCAGGCTTATGGTCTGGAGGCCAGGCCCTAAAAACTCCGCTTTCGGCTTCACGCCTAAAACTTCGTGTTCGGTCCAGCGCCCGGAAACCTCGCGGCTCATGCTCTCAAAGGTCAAAACCCTGTTGTCGCTCACCTCAAAAATGATTTTGCGCCCCAGCGTTCCGATCATGTGTAAATCGCCTCCTTACGATGGCCCGGAGGTTCCGCCGCCCATGCTGTCCGTGTGGGTGTGGTTATCCAGGGAGATCCCGCCGGCGGTCACGTCGCCGCTGACGGTCACAGTGCTGTCGATCACCACCTTGGCGGCCTTGATGGTCATGGTGCCGTCCTTGTAGCGGATCATGGCCTCACCCGGCGAACGGGCCAGGTCTTTGCGGTAAAGCCCTTTGGAACCCTCCGGGGGCTTGTTCTTCTCGCTCCACGGTCGGCCCAGGACCACACCCGCCTCCGTGCCGTTGGAGAGGTGAAGCACCATAACCATGTCGTCCACCTCCGGCATGAAATACTCCGATGAAATCAGGGGAATGGGGGCGGTCACGGCGTCGTCCTTTTCGTGGTACACCACGCGGACCGTGCCCGCGGCGTAATCAATGGCTGAAATCTTGCCCAGCCGGATATTGTTTTCCATGCGTTCCTCCTCGCGTCATTCCTCCACCAGCGACATTTCCAGGTCCATGGTGTAGCCGCCGGATCCGCTGACGTTGTGGGTAATGGTGTCAATGTAATACTTGCCGGACAGCTTCCCCAGGCCCACCACCTGGACGCATTGGGAGGCCACCAGAGAGGCGTTTCCCACAATGGTGGCGGAAAGTTTGGTTTTGCCGTGGTTTGCCTTGGCCACCGCCGCCTTGATCTTCCGCTCCGCGTCGGCCTTGCTGTCGGCCTTGCCGCTTTGCTTTAGGACCCGGCTGCCCTTGCCCACGGTCACCTTGATTTCCTTTTCCGTGGCCGGGCTGGTGTATGTGAACTCTCCGCCGGTGTAGGTGCCGGCCTGATCCTGCTGCCATGACCATGATTTCATATTGGACGGGGACAGCACCGCCGCCGCGCCCTTTTTCTTGTATGCCTCCCGGTCATACACCACGATCTTTTGGGCGTAGACTTTCATGGCCAGCCCGTAGGTGTTGCACAGGTTCATGTAAAATTCACAGTCAGTTTGTTCCGATTGCTCCACGCTTTTGATCGTGAACGGGTCACCCTCCACGTCCCAGGCCAGCGCGATCCCGGCGCGGCCTGCGATCTCTGTTCCGATCTCCTTTATGGTCACGTTTTCCCAGGTCTTTGTCCGCTGGGTTGTTGTGAAACTGCTGTCCAGCGGCGTGGAGATCGCGGAAATGGTCCCGGAAACCGGCCAGCCGGAAAAACTGAAACTATCCACAATAAAGAAACCGCACGGCAGGATCCGGTTGTCCCCGGAATACTGGCAGTTCAGCGCCCGGATCGTCGCGGCCATGGTGTCACCGGCGACGGGGATCCACGCCCCCGTCCACCGGCGATCCCGGTCTTGCAGCGTAATGTCCAGGCTGTCCGCCTCTCCGCTGGCCGGATCCGTGTATGAAATATCCGTCACGAAACCGGAAATTTCCGCCGTGGCTGCGGTTCCGTTGTAAATCAGGTCTACATACGCCCGCCGTGTATTCATACCTTGCTCCTCCAGATCGGCAGGTCATTGGCCGCGGTCTGCTCCGGCGGGGCCGGGGTCTGGAGGACCACCCCGGCGTCAAACACGAACGTGTCCAGCAGCGGGAAATTGTTTTCCATCAGCCAGCCGGTGTATTCTTCGTCGCCGTACACCTCATAGGCGATTTTGTCCCATACGTCCCCCTGCTTGGTGGTGTAGGTGCTTTCCATGGTGTGGTCCTCCTCTTATGCCGGGCTGAATTGCTTGCGCTTCTCCTCGGCTTTCATCTGCCTATACAGTTTCTTAAACTCCGCGAAACTGATCCGCCCGGCCTCCTCGGCCTCCTCGCGGCTCGGCGTCCCGCCGTAGAAATTGAATACCGGGGAGAAAACGACGGTTTCACCGCCGCCGCCCGTTCCGCCGCCCGGTGTCGGCTTCGGCTTCGTCCATTCGTCCAGGAGGGCCGCCAGCTTGGACAGCGGCAGCACCGCCTCCGGCTCTCCGCCCTCACCGATCTGCGCCAGCGTCGGCGCCGTGGCAATACCACCGGCAGCCAGGGCGGGGATCGTCGGAATGTTAAAACCCAGGGTTTTCCCGCCGACGCCCGGAACCCAGTCCGGGATCGTCACGGAAATGCTGTTGATCTTCTCCAGCACCCAGTTGATTGCGGAAATAACCCCGTTTATGGGGGCTTTCGCCAGGTTCACGATCATGCCAAACACGTTTCCGAAAATGGCCACGATATTGTCCCAGGCGGCGCTCCAGTTGCCTGCAAATACGTTCTGCACAAAGTCAATGATATTGGCAAAAATGGCCTTGACGTTTTCCCAGGCCGCCGAAACACTTTCCCACCACCCGCTCAAATAAGCGGACAGCAGGGGGAAATTAGACTGGAACGCAGAAACCAGGTTCGCCACGGCCTCGGAAACGCCGGTCTTGATGTTTCCCCATACCTCGGAGATCTTCGCGCCCAGTTCCACGGCCTTGGCCTTGATCTTGTCCCAGTTCTTATAAATCAGGATCCCTGCCGCCACAGCCAGGCCGATAGCGGCCACAACTGCCAGCACGGGAAGATTTAGCGCCGTCATGGCGCCCGCCAGGGTAAAGGTGCCCGTGGCGCTTGCTGCGGTGACCACTTTATACACGGCCATAACTGCGTTGTAGGCGGTGATCGCCACTTTATACGCCTTGTAGGCCGCCACAGCGGTGGCAATACCCGCCGCCAGCGCCAGGATCAGGGTGCGGTGTTCCGAAATCCATTTCACCGCGGTTTCCGCCGCCGGAATGATGGTTCCGGTCATGTAGCTGCCGATCTTCTCCAGCGCCTCCGAAACCACCGGCAGGGCCGCCTCCGCGAACTCCCGCACATACGGCAGAATGTTGGTGCCCAGCTGCGTCAAGAAATTGGCGCCCAGGTTTTTAATCATCTTAATGTCGTATTTCAGGTTGTTGGTCTGCCGCTCAAAGGCGGTATTTGCCGCGCCGGTGGCTTCGTACATTTCCGCCGTCTTGCTGGTCAGGTTTTCGGCCTGGTTGCCTGCCATAGCCAGCACCGCGGTTTGTGCCTCCACAGAGGAGAACAGGCCAGCAAACGCCAGTTCGTTGCCTCCCACAGCGTCCTTTAGGGCGTCCAGAGATCCCTGCAGGCCCTTGCTTTCAAGCAGCGCCTGGCCGCTTTCATAGCCCATGTTTTTAAGGGCGGCCTGCATATTCTTGGACGGGGAGAGGAACGCCTGCATTGTGGCTTTCATCTGCGTAACCACTTCCGCCGTGGAACCTGTAACGCCGGTCAGCGTGGCCATGGCGCCCCATAGCTGTTCTTGCTCCAGCCCCAGGGTACTGGCCAGGGGAATGACCTTGCCCATGCCTGCGGCCAGTTCCGGGAAAGAGGTCTGGCCCAGTCTTACGGTGGCAAATGCCAGATCCGCCGCCTGCTGCACCGCCTCCGCGGAGGTATCGCCGTAACCCTTGGTTACGGCAGAAAGTAGGTTGATACTGTCCGTCGTGGTCGCGTTTCCCGCCGCCGCGGATTTTGCCGCGGTTTCCAGAATGGCCGCGGCGTCTGCGCTGTCACCGAAAGCGGAAACCACCTGATACATTCCGTCCGTCAGGTCAGCCGTGGCCACGCCCGTGCGGTTGGAGATTTCCAGAACCTGATCCCCGATTTCCGCCGTTCGTGCGGCCACCTCTGCCTCCGTGCCGGTCAGCAGCGTGGAAACGTTGGCCAGCTGGGCCTCATACTCCGCCGCGGATTTCACCGCAGCGGTTCCCAGGGTCGCCACAGCGGTGGCGGCTGCTACCATGGCACCGGCAGCGATCTTTCCCGCGGTCTTTGCCGTTTTCCCCAGCGCAGCCAGGTTCTTGTCTGCGGTGCTGCAGGCGGTTTTCAGGGAACCGTCCACCTTGCCGCCGATTTTCAGCATTAACTCATACGTTTTATTTTTGCCTGCCATGTTTTGCCACCTCCTCCGCGTACTGCGTCACCGTGTCCGCCAGTTCGTTCAAGTCCGAAACGGACATGGCCAGAAGATAATCCAGCCCTGTCCGCAGTTGTATGGACAACCCGACGCAGGCCCTGTTTATGACGGCGGGCGTTAGTTGTCCCCAGCCCCGCCGTAAAGAAAACCCACGACAATGCCTTTCAGCTTGATTGCCTCCTTTGCGGGGAGGCGCTCGAAAAACTCCAGCGGCAGGTGGGCGACGCGGGCCGCCATGAACTGGGCGTATTCCAGCGTCATTTCCACGGTTGCGGGGTTCGCCGCCGGGTTCTTCTTCGTCACGAAACGGCCCACGGCCTGCAGGTCTGCCGCCGTGGTGTCCTCCAGGCCGGACAGGTCCACCTCTGTGTACGTCTGCCCCTCAAAGGTGAAAGGCTTGTCCAGCTTCATAACCAGGGCGTTTTCCTCCGCCGCGGTGTTTTCGTCATTCTCCGCCAGCAGGGCGGTGTCCATTCTCTTTTCGTCGCTCATGTCAGCACATCTCCTTGATCTTGGCCAGAACGTCCACGCCGTTGACCTTGTAAACCTCGTTCAACTTGTCCAGTTCCACCACGGTCTTGCCGTCCACCTCAATGAGAATGTAAAGAGTGGTCAGCGTGATCTTAGTGTCCATGGAACTGCCTGCCTTGACCTTGCCGGTGGTCAGCTTTCCGCCGCGGCCACGAACCACCACACGCATGGGTCTGAACTCAATATCGCCCTCGGTGTTGGTGGTCTGCTGTGCGCCGCGGATCTCCAGCTGCACGGCCTTGGTCATGTCCATCATGTCGGCGGTTTCCTTGTCCAACAGACGGAACGGGATTTCCAGTTCCTGATTGCTGAAATAGCCCACGGTGGGGTCGTCGATCTCACCCAGGATCCCGGCGCCGGTCACGGTTTCGCTGGACGGCTCAAAGTCCGGCAGCGCCATTTCCTCACCGACGCCCAGCAGGCGGTTTCCCTTGTTGTAGACGTTGTAACGATTGATCTTAGTGGGGATCGTGTTCATCTTTATTCACCTCCGATTGCGCTTTTTAGGGCGGCCACGTCATATTCGCGGACATTCTCGATATATTCCGCAGGAATGTACGGGGCCAGGTAGGTGTGTGTGGTCAGGTGGCCGTCCAGCAGGTTGGTAACGGGGTTTTCGTCGCTGCGGAACTCCACGCGGTAACCGGCGCAGTAGTCGCGGGCAACGTAGCCGTTGCCGATAATGTTTTGGCTGTCCACAATAGACTGGATCAGGCGCTTATTGCCCGGCTTGTCAACTTTCTGGAAATAAGTCCGAATGAAATTATTTCCGTCCCAGTCAAAGAAACGGCGCACAGCCCACCAGCGATCTTTCGGATCCGTGGTGGAGGGATAGGCCGCGGTGTTGTTGCCCCAGGACTTGAACCCGTCGGCATTAACCGCGGTAATGACGCCGTTGGCGTTCAGCACGTCGTTGGCCTGCTGCTGATCCAGCGCCACCGTGGTGCCGTCTTTCAGAACCGTGGCGGTGATCCGCAGGTCCTTATTGGACGGGCTTTCATAGGGCACGTCTGCGTTGTTGGCGTCCGTGTAGGCCGTCATGGCGGCAAACATGGCGGAGAAATAATATTTCTTCTCGCCCACGGCCACCATGGGCCACAGGGCCGCCGCATGGGCGGAACTGGCGCCCAGGGCTTCCTTGGCGCCCTTTACGCTGGTGTAAACCACCGCGCCGTCACTGTCCGCGGAAATGTCCAAAAGGCAACTGCAATTAAAATTACCGTTGATGTTCTCGGTCTTGGCCTGGAGGGCTGCCGCTACGGTGGGGGTGTGGCTCCAGCCGGGTGCCAGGATCAGGCCGGGCACCATGCCCAGGGTGGGGTAAATCTGGCGGATCAGTTCCAGGCCGGTTTCCTTGCCGGTGGAGGTGTCCACGCCGCCCACAATGTCGGCAGCGGTCACGCCGGAGGGTTTCAGGCTGGTGCTGCTCACGGTCAGACTGCTGGCCTCCTTGGCCGCCGTGGAAAGCAGCGTAATGGCCACGCTGCCGTCGTCCTCATGTGCCGCCTCGTAGTCGCTGCCGGCCACCAGGGTGGCGCTGCCGTTCTTCACGGTCAGTGTGTTCAGCAGCACATATTTCTTGTCATACAGCACCACGCCGTCCACAACGTCGCAGCTTTCCGCCTGGTTCTGCGTGACGTGGGCCGCCTTATTGGGATCCAGCACGTTCACCAGGATAATGGGCGCAACGTTGAAAACCTGGAAACAGGCGCTAATGCTCTGGCAAAGGGTGAAGTTCTCGAAATCGTCCGAATAGCCGACGGCCTCCACAGCCTCCTTGTAGCTGTAAACCAGCTTTGGGGTGTTGACCGCCGCCGCGGGGTCTTTCGCCAGGTGAATGGGCGCCGTGCCGAAAATGACCTGCAGGCCAGCGCTGCCCTGAATGGGTACGGTCAGGCTGGTGGCCTGCTCGGTGTTATATACACCGTGTTTGTATGCCATGTTGTTCTACCTCCTGTTTAGTGTTTGACCTGTACCAGACGATACAGGCGGGAAATATGCCCCGTGCCGCTCCGCAGGTTCTTCATGGCCTCCGGTAACTGCTCCAGGGGCACCACCAGGCCCTCCATGGCTGGCTGCTTCACGATAGCCTCCGCCAGTGCGGTGGGGATCCCGTTGGTGTATGCGGTGTACTGCTTCGCCACGCCCGGAATGGACGGGCCGCAGTAAACCACAGTGGTGGCCTGTTCGGCCTTTTTGGGTTTCGCCATTATGTTTCTGGCACCTCCTTGAAAATCGCCGGCGCGTAGAACGGCAGCCCCACGGCGGCGAAATAATACGGGTGTGTGTCCTCCTCCTGGTTCGCCCACCGGATCGGGTGCTGTGCTTCATAGCGGTTTGCCACGATCCCGTCACGTTCGTAATGCCTCACGATCTCGTTGACGATGTGGAGGGCGTCGCGGTAGCCCTGGCGGTTTGGGTCCGGGTCGCACACGCAAATGACCATGACCACGTTTACGGTCTGTCGTGCGTCCTGCGCCGTCACCTCTCCGTCCGAAAGTTTCACGGCCACATAAGGCTCCGGCGGCGCTTCCGCGTCGGTTTCTTCGTCGTCGCCCTCACGAATGGGGAGGCCCTGCGGAACGATTTTCACCGCCCGCTCGACGCCCAGGGAATTGGTCAGGGTATAGTTGGAAAAAAGCTGTTTCAGGTCCTCCACAATGGCGTCCTGCAAAAACTCTTGTGTCACGCGGTAGCGCCTCCTTGACTTGTTTCCGTTTGTCACTTATAATTGCGGTATGGTAATAGTCAGCATGATGCGGTAATAATCAGCATTGGAGGAAATAGAAATGGGAAAGCCTAAAACTGTCATAACTGAAAACGGTGCCGTTTATCAGCTATCAGATCCCAGCGCCCTGCGGTTGGTGTATAGAATTGTTGGTGTGGCTTTGATCTTAATGGGGGCTGTGCTGACGTTGATTTCCCCCGCCGGTGTAGCTTTCGCGGCGCTCGGTGTGGCGCTTGTCTTTTGGCTGCCCAAAAAGATCCAGCCAGTAAAGAAATTTCTTCGCTTCACCGGTACACCATGCGCCGGGAATTGCACGTTTGGGCATTGGGATCCCAAAGTACACACCGGGCAGGCGCAACTTGAACGCTTTGAAAAAGCTGCTCATCAGCCTATGGCCATACTGTCCTATAACGCCCAAAATGGTTTTGCGGAAATAAAGGGATCTGGTTCCGACACCTACATGACAAGCCTTGATGAATGTACTTGCCCCGATTTCGACAAACGGAGTAAACCGTGCAAGCACATATATTTCCTTGCCCTGCAAATGGGATATACAAGCGACGATTTTTATTCCTGCTGATTTCCAGCGGCTCCTATATGGGGCCGCTTTTTTCATGCCTTGGCACCTGTCAGCTGCTCGATCCGCTTTCCGATTTCACGCTGCAGGGTTTCGTATGCCAGGGCCTCCGCCTCTGCTCTCACTTCCTCGTTTCCCATCATGTGGGGAACGGCAGGCGAAAGCAGCTTTTTGACGGGGAGGCGTTCCGCGCCGCGCCGCTGCACAATGGCGGTGTGCCCGGATCGGAACGTGGTAATAAACGCTTTCAGGCCGCCCGCCTCCAGCGGTTTCATGGCCCCGCTGTTCAGGACCTTTGCTGCCGCCGCGGCTGTGTCCGTGTTCGGCTGTGTCATAAAGTCCATAATGTCCCGCATTGGACCTTTGGCCAGCACGGCGGCCTCCAGGGTGGAGGCGCTGGCGGAAAGGATTTTGCTTTCTGATTGCAGCGCCTTTTTCTCTTTCAGCGCATACCGGCCTTTGCCGTCCTTTATGATTTTCTGGCGGACCTTTCTGGCGGTGCTGTTCAGGGCATTTTTCAGCACGTTGGGCGCCCCCAGCTGCTGGGGCAGCGTTTTCAGCTGCCGCATGACCCTGGCCAGTTCTTCGTCGGTGTCGATCTGCAAAATGCTTTGATCGCTCACGATCTCACCGCCTCCAGTTCAATGGCCAGCACCCCGGCCTCCTCGGTGCAGGTTTTCACCTTGTACGCCTTGCCGTCCAGCGCCAACACGACACCCTGGGCAGGGCGTGGGCCAAAATCAGCCTTTGCCACATAAACCAGGCGCCGGGCCTTGTATGTGCCCTCCGTCTGCGCGGCCATGATCTTGGCCTTGTCCCGCTCCAGCAGTTCGTTGTCGTCCACCACCGCAGCCATTTTCTTTCCGTTGACCGTGTGGGTGTCCGCGAACTCCAGGCAGTTCAGAAATGTGGTAGAAATATCCGCCGCGATCTGCTCCTTGAACGTAGGGGCGCCCATTACTGGGCACCCCCGCCGTTATCCGCAGCAGGCGGCACAATGGCCGCCGCAGGGGTCTGGACGATAGCCGCCGCCAGGCGCTCCACGATCAGCGCCTTTGCAGCGCCGCGCGGGAGATCCACGCCCATGTCCTTGGCCATCTTTTTCAGGTCGTCCTTGTTCATTTCTTCCAGCTGTGCGGGATCCAGGTGGCCCTCCACCATGTCGGCGTTTTCACCGCTATGGTTGCCGTCGTGGTTCTCCTGGCTCTCCTGGGTGCCCTCTGTGGCGTCTGCGGCCTCCTTGGTGTCCTGGGTGGTGTCGGCGTTCTCGGCGCCGTCATGGCCGCTGTCAACGTCCTGCGCGGGCATTGTGGCCTCCTCCGCCGCGTCGTCGGTCATTTTGGCGCTTTCAGCAGAAAGCCACGCCTGCACCATGCGCTTGTCATAGGCGGGGAGGGTGTCGCCCGCCTGATACATACGCCCGCCGTACAGGATCGGGCGCTGTGCTGTCAGTCGCTTCATGTTCCTTTCCTCCCAGCTCTTAGCCCAGCAGCTTCACCAGTACGGTTTCGTCTGCGCTGGCCGCAGGGGCGGCAGCGTAACCCGCCGGCACATTCCCGGAGGCCGTGGTGGTAATCTTCTTGTCCGTTGCGCTGTAATAAAGCGCGGCGCCCATGGTAACGTCGCCGGTGGCCTTTTCCATCTCAAAGACGCCCACCACATGGAGGTGGCCGGTTTCGCCGGCGGCAATATCTTCACCAGCCACGCCGATCCTGGTTCCCAGGCTCACCACTTCGCCGTTTTTAACTGCGGCGCTGACCTTGTAGTCCAGCACCTCGCCTTTCTGCCAGTATTTTGCGGTCATATTCTCTTACCTCCTGTTAAATAGTCGTGCCGGGGTTCTTGGCGATACCGCGGAAGTCAACCGCAGTAATGCCCCAGTCCAGCCAAATGTCCCACACAAAGCCCAGGTGGCCCGGAACCTCGCCGCGGCGAATGGTGGGGGTTTCCTGGCCGTTCAGGTAGTCCACCTGCAGGCTCTTGGCGTAACGCTGATCGCCGGCGACAAACCAGGGGATCGCGTTGCCGTCACCGGCCAGGACGTTCAGTGCGCCCTCCTCAATGACCTGCAGCTTGTTGCGGTACTGGTACAGGGCGTTTGCGGTGTGACTGCCGATCCCGGTCACGTCGATCTGCGCGGTTTCCAGGATCTGCGCCAGCTTAAAGCCATAGCCCACGGGGACGATCACATACTTGGGTTCCACCATGATGGATTCACCGAACGGGTCTTTCTGGTGCAGCAGTTTCAGCATGGCTGCCTGCAGGGTGTCAATGGACGGTGCGGCACCGCTGGCAATCAGGTTGTTGTGGGCGTTGTCGAACAGGGAAACGCCGTCGAAAATGGCGGGGTTGTCGATCAGGATCTTGTAAACCTGCTTGTTGATCGTACGCTTGGCGCTCATGGCGTAAAGGCCGGGCATTTCGGTGATGAAACCCACGTCGTCGTTGATAAACGCCTGGCGGGTCATGCTGAACTGGCGGCCAAAGGTGCTGATCTGGCGCTGGGGAAGCAGTTCCGTCTTGGGGGTGTCGGCTTTCAGTTCGCCGTTTTCGCCCACGGGTAAGAACTCACCGGCGCCGCCGGCCAGATAGCTGTGATCCTTGGTGGGCTTAAAGTCGGCCACGCTGCCCTTGGAGGTCCACAGCTGGAACGTGGTGGGGGTTTCCTGGTACATCTGGACAATGTTCTTGCGGATCGCGTTGTCCAGGATCGCAGGAAACGCCGCGGTGGGGTTGAAGAACTGGCGGCAAGCCTCGTTCCACAGGTCGTCCCTGCTCATACGCAGCAGGGAGGTGGTGGTGCCCACACCGTCGCGGGCCATGCACTCAATGGCCAGATCGCGCAGGGAGTAGCCGCGCATTTCCTCCGCACCCTGGGCGGGGTTCTGGACATTCACACCGGCCCGCAGCAGCATGGCGTCCACAGCTGCCTGGCGGAAGTTGTCGCCATCGTCGCCGTTCATGCGGCTGGAAACAGGGGCGCCGTGCGCCAGCAGATAGTCCACCGCCGCCTGTCTTACGGTGTCCATGGTGGCGCCGTTGCTGATATACTCCGCGGGATCCATGCCCGCCTGACGGCACAGCGCGGTAATGTCGCTCACACGCTGGCGCTCCGTTGCGACGGCCTGGCGGGCGGCCTCGGTGGGGTCGGTTCCCTGCTGGCCGTTTCCGTTGTCCATGCCGCGGGCGCCGCCGGTGGGATCCTCGCCGCCCTGGCCCTCTGCGCCCCTGGCGGGGTTGTTGCCCGCGGCGTCGATCTGGCGCTGCAGGCCGTCAAACTCTGCTTTTTCCTCCACCGTCAGATCGCGGCCAGCGGCGCGGGCGCCGCTCACAATAGCCTGCTGACGGGCGATCATTTCCTGAATGGTCATGGTTGTTTTGCCTCCTCAATGATAAAGATTTTTGTTGATCTGGATCTGCTTTTCATAAACAGAAAGGTTCGGGGCCGTCTGCTCCGGGTCGTCGGCTCTGCCCACGCCCACGGTAGCGTCCGCCGGCACGGAAACAATGGACACCTCCAGCGGCGTCCATTTGCGGGCGATCTGGCAGGGGCCTGTAAAACGTCCGTCCGCGGAGGTCTTACCGGCCACCACTTCCTCCCAGCTGTCCACGCTGTAACGCACGGACGTGGTTTTCAGGGTGCCGGATTTGACTTTGCCGAAAATCTTTTCTGCGTCGTCGTCCGTGTCGAACTCCACTTCTGCCATGCCGCGGTGGTTCTCCACCCAGGCGCGGATCACTTTTCCCACCACCTTGTCGGTGTCGTGGTTGAAAAGCAAGACGCCCACGTCGTTCAGGCGGGAGAGATCCAGCGCGTTCTCCGCGTGATCCAGGATTTCCATACCAAACCAACGGCGGTATGGCTCCTCGCTGGAAAAGCTGATCGTGCGCCTGCGGCTGTCCTCCTGGCCTGCTGCGCGGCTGTTGGCCTCAATGTGGCCCATGCTTCGCTGCCCGCTGTTTCTGTCCCTCCTGGGGTCATTCGCCTGCGGTGTTCTGCTGTGCTGCTGTCGTTCCGTTGCCAAAAATTACACCTCCTAACTCGACGCCGACGGATCGGCCATATTCCAGGACTTCGGCCATTTCGTTGACGGCCTCTTTCCAGTCCTTGCCCTGTTCCGCGCAAACGTCCTGAAACGTCTTTTGCCCGGATTGCAGGGCGGTTTTTCCGGCGGTGCTTTCCTTTGCCGGGTCGATCCACTTCTTGGGGGCTTTCGTCCAGGTGTGGGAAAGGTATTCCGCCTTTTTATCCCAAAAGCCGGGCATATCAACCAGCCCGGAGAGATAACAGGAAATAACAAAGGTTTCGTACACCTCCGACATGAAATCGGTTAGCAGTTCCACGTCCTCGGTGTATGTGTTTTCGTCCTCAATGGCATTTTGCCGTGCGGAGGAATAGGTGGCGCCGCTCATGTCGCGGCTGACGGCCTCATAACTCAAGCCCTGGCCTGCGGCAATTAGCCCCTGCTGGGTTTTCAGGAACCCGGCTGCGTCGCTGCCGGAACCTTTCGGATCCACCACCTGGATTTCGTCGCCGGCGCCCAGGCTCTGGATCATACCGGGGGCCAGTTTCTTGCCCTCATAGTCCACGCCGCCGTCCGGCGTTCTGGCGCCGCCGCGTCCAAAGCCGCCCGCCGGGATTGCCCGCTTGATGAACACGGCCAGGCAGGCCGCGATCCGCTCCTTGACGGAAACGGCGGTTATAAACTCGTTCGTGTCGCGCACTCTGGTGATCGTGGGGGCCATGTCGGACATTTCACGCAGCTGGCTGGGCCGCTTCTTGGATTTGTAGAAATACACGTCCTTGGCCTCGATGTAAACGGGGTCGTTCAGGCTCCAGCCCTCAATGTCGTATTGATTGATCCAGTAGCCTACCGGCCTGCGCCATTGGTTGTATTCGATCCCGCCCACGACGCGGTTTCCCTGGTGCTTCGGCTTGCTGGCGGTCACGTCCAGTTCGTCCACCTCAATGGCCTGCAGTTGGAACGGGACCAGCCCCTGCTTGGTGTAGCGGTAAAGGAACAGCAGGCCGCCGTCCACCTTTTTGCGGTCTACCGCCATACGCAGCATTTGGTTGAAACTCTGTTCGCCGGTAACGTCGCAGTTCCTGGCCTTGCACCATTGGCGCCATGCCTTTTCCAGCTTTTCGTCCAGTTCGTCGTTGCCGGTTTTCGCCTGGAGGGTGTAACCCTTGCCCACCACGTTGCGCTTGTAGGCGTGGAGGATAGACTGGGCAATATCGCTGTTGCGCTCCAGGTCACGGGCGCGGGCGCGTACTACGTCACGGCTGAAACGGTCCGTAATTTCCGCGCTTTCGTTGTGAACCCGCCACCCGGCATTTAGGCGCCCTTACCCTGCGGCGTCATATCCGCGCAGGATCTCCAGCTGCTGCCGCCATGCCTCGCGCTCACAGGCGCGGCGCGGGGAAATGGCGGCCACGATTTTGTCAAAGGCTCCCATAGTTACCTCCCGTCAAAGAACGCCACAAAGGTGCGATCCAGCAGGCGGTTGTCCTGCCCGCTGTCGATCTGCGCCTCCAGGTCGTCACGAATGGCTTTCAGCTGGGCCAGGTCCGCCCGCGTCAGGGATCGGCTGCCGATCTTGTACGATTGCCCGCCGGCCAGAACGGCGGAAATGGCGCTGTTTACCTGTTCCAGCATTTCAGCCGCTTTTGTGTTTGTACTCATTTGGTGGCCTCCTGTCAGATCCATGTGTCATTTTGATTGATCCAGTTTTCTTCCTGGGTTTGGCGTGGCTCCTGCTTGGCCGGCTTCCGCGGCTCCGGCGCTGCGGCCTGCCCGTCCACGCTTTTCAGGTACAGGGAACGGACGCCCATAACGTCCGCCGCCGCGGCTGCGTACACCTCGCAATCCAGGTAATGGTTGTCAGCGTGGGAGGATTTCAGCACCCATTTTTGAACCTCTTTCCCGCCGGATCGCTCTGTTACCTTGTGTTCCGCCGTCACCTGTTCGGCGTATTCCATGTCGCAATCCTTGTAAACCTGCCAGGAACCTGTCCCGTTCGGCTTCCGCATACGGGCCGCGATCTGGTCTTTGTACTTGCCGCCGTCCACCAGAACCAGGGTCATGCCGTTGGCCTTGCTGCCGGCCTTATTGACCACAGAAAGGCGGTAATGGGACAACATGGTGCTGGTGCCCTTGCAGGGCAGCACCCAGTCCGAATTGATGGCGCAGAACTCGTAAACTTCGTCGGTCTGGTCGCCGCTGTCCATCAGGGCCAGGTTGACCATGGCCGTGTCACCGTTCGGCAGGGAAAACTCCACGTTCATGGCCTTTTCCACCTCTGCCATGGAAAGCGCCTGCCCGTGGGCCACGTTCTGGCTGGTCATATAGTCGCCCCAGGCGCGGATCGTCCAGTACAAACAATTTTCCTGCACGTCGATCCCGCCGGTAATTAGCTTCGTCCAGGGCGGCAGCGTCCACTCCGGCGTTTCCGTCTGCCGCTCCATGACCAACTCCGCGTTGGTTTTCAGCTTCGTGTCCTCCCAGGGTTCTGCCAGCCAGCTGTTGGTGAAGTTGTGCAGCAGTTCCGGGTCGTCCTTGCTCCGCATGAACTCCCGCGCAATATCAGAAAAACGGGTAAACGGGGAATACAGGGTGTTCAGCCAAAAGGCCACGCTTTTGGGGTTCTTCGTCCGCTGCTTCACAGCCTGCCAGCGGCCAGCCCGCAGCATTTTCCCCTTGTCCTGATCCGTAATCACGGCCCCGCAGGCTTGGCACACATACACGGCCATTTCCGCCCGGTCGGTGTTCTCCGGTACGTCGTCCTTGCTGGGCCATTTCAGGCACCCGAATTTCAGTTCTATGTACTGCCCACAATGCGGGCACGGGACAAAGTAATGCTTGACCGCCTCCGCCCGCTCCATGGCCCGCCAGATATGCCCGCTTTTTAACGTCGGTGTGCTGGCCATGAAAATTTTTCGGTTGAAATAGGTTTTTGTGCGCTCTCGCGCAAGGGAAACGGGATCCGCCTCTTTTTTGTTTGCCGCCGGAAATTTGTCCACTTCGTCCATGAAAAGGTTGCGTATATTCGTACTGGCCAGATCCGCCGGGCTGTTCGCGCCCGTCAGGTACACGATCATGTCGGAAAACTTTAGCGCCAGTTTCTTGCTGTCGTTCTTCCGCCACTTATCGGCCAGCACCTTGCAGCTTCTCACCATTGGCTCCAGCTTGCTTTCCGTGGTGCGCTCCGCCAGGTCGTCCGACGGGTAAACCACCATGGTCGGGGCCGGGTCCTGCGCGATCAGGCTTCCCAGCATATTCTCCATGGCAGACGTGCCGCCCACCTGGGTGGGCTTCACGAACACGATTTCCTCCACCGTGTCGTCGGAAAAGGCGTCCATGATTTCCACCAGGTACGGGGTCACGCTGTTGCTCCACGGGCCTGGGATCGCGTTGCCGTCCGGCAGTATGCGGTATTTTGCCGCCCACTCCGAAACCGTCAGGCGCTCCACAGGGCGCAGCACCTGAATGGCGTTATAGATCCACGGCGGCACGGTATAGGGTTCCTGCTTGTACTTCCTCATGGCGCCGCGTCCTCCCGCTCCTCCATGATCGCACCGTCAGAGAACGCAGCCAGCAGGCTTTCCAACTCTTTCCGCATGGCCTTTTCCATGGCACGGATCGCCACTGTGTCAGCATAGCCGGACATGGTTCCGGCCATGCGCGGTGGTATATTCATGGCGAATTTCTTAAAGCTGGCCATGAACTCGGTTAGTTCCTCGGTGGCGTGATCTGCCGCCAGGTAACGCCCCTCTGCAATCGCCGTTTTCAGGCGGTGCAGCTGTCCTTGGCTTTCTTTCAGTTCAACCTCCGCCTCCAGCTTTTTCAGCGTCAACTCCGCCGCCCGGCTGTTTTCGCCGGTTTCCTGGGCTTTCGCCTCGACGTATGCCACATAACGCTGGACCGTGGCGCAGGTTCGATATTTGCGGGCACCGCCGCCGGGCGGGATCTCTGTTTCCAGGACGCCCTCCTGGGTCAGCTGTTGCACACGGCGGACCGTTTTCCCCAGCAGCTGGGAGATCACCGTGGTGCTGGACCACTCCGGCACCGTGCCGGACAGCACCGCCGTCTTTTCGCTTTTTGCCCGCTTTCCGGTGCCGCCGGTCTGCTTCTTTTCCGCCACCGGCGCCACCTCCTTTTTGCTCCGGCAGGGTTCCCCGCCGGTTTCGCTTTTCCGGTTTTGGTCGATGTCGTTTTTTTCGCCGCTCCTTTTTCGGCTTATACCCCCGTAGGGGGGTATAACTTTTCCGGCATTTCAAAAAACCGTAACGTAACAGCCGGATTTTTTTCTGTTTTCACAGGGTAAAACGTCGGGCTTTCCTTGCCCCGCACGGCTTTTCCTGCTGGGGAGTACCTACATAGGGGGGTGCGGGGTCCTTAACGGGTGCCCTGGGTGCCCCTCGGCAAAGGCACCCAGGGCGAGAGGGTTGGCCGGGCCGCCGCGTATGCACACGCCGCAGCGGCGCAGGGTGAAAGGAGGAAAACCCCCGCGGTACACTCCCCGGCCATGGTGTGGAAAGCAAAGAACCACCGGCCTTTCGGCTGGTGGTTCTCGGTATTCGTTTCAGGGCTTCACCCCTGCGCTGCTTTCCATGCTATCAGTATAGCACGGTCAATAGTCCAAAAGCGTCCAAACTTTTCAGGGCCGATTATTCCGCCCGTGCGGCCCCGCCCGCCGCTGCTTCCTGGCCATGTATTCCTCCAACAGTTTCCGGTTGCGCTTGTTCTCCAGGATCTTATCCAGGGCGGCGTTGTAGTAGTTGAACACGTTGGACCGGCTCATGTAAAGGGCCTCCGCGATCTTATCCCAGCCCCGGCAATCTATGTGTCGCATTTCCACCACGGTGCGCTCGGTGGAGTTGGCGGGTAATACGTCGACCAAATCCATAACGTTCAGGACGGCCTTGGCCATTTCCTCCCGCTGCTCCTCGATCCTGTCCTCCACTTCGGAGATCCGAAAGACAACGGACACGGATCCGTCCGTCTTTGTCGGCTTGGTCGGTGGCGTCAACCTGAACGCGGACCCCGTACTGGGCGCCCGCAGTTCGCTGGAAAGAACGCGGTGGCGCTCCTCCAGGATCCGCTTTTTCCCCACAGCCGTGTGGTACTGCTGCAGGTATTCCTTGACATCCTCACGGCCCAGGGTTTCGTCCGTTGTCTTTTTGCTCATTCTCACACCTCGGTAATGTCGTACCCAAAACGGTCCTTTAGCATTTTCTTTTTCATGGCATACTTGGCCGTTCTGGTGGCCTTGCTCTTTACGTCCTCCACGACGAACTCCCAGGGTACCCCGCTTTGTTCTGCGTAGTATGGCGCATGACTTCCGTATAGCTGCCTGTTTGGTGGCTGGTAGTATGTAAAATCCGCCTTGTAGCGGATCGCCCGCACCCGCTTTCCCTCCATGTCGGTAAACGCTTCCTGCAGGGTGAAATCCACCTGGAGGCGCAGATCGCGGATCTGCCCCCTTGCCTGGCGGGCAGCCAGAACGTCGAACCTGCGGGCTTCTTTCTGGCTGTCGAAATGCAGGACGGCCCCGGAGGCTGTCGCCCGCTCGGTTGGGGTGTTGTGGTATTTCGTGCCTTTTGCCGGATCCTGCGGCGGCGCGGCGGGAGGTGCTGGCCCCCCGCCGCTGTTTCTGCTGCTCCATGTACTTTTTCATGGCCTGCGCCTGATATTTCGGCGGCAGGTCGGAAACGTTTATGGCCATTACGTTTTCCCCCGGCTTTCAAACTTTCGGAAGCGGTCTTTTATGCAATCGACGCAGGGGTGCAGGCAGCTATGGAAGCCGCGCTTGTTCGTGCCGTGAAAAACCCGCTTTTTGTATTCCCGGCAAATATGCGGTGGTTTCCCCATGGCCTTTTCCTGCTCCGCCTCCGTGCAACTCACGTTCCGGCAGTCGTTACAGTTCACAGGCGGTAATGGGCTTATTTCGTCCATGATAACAAACATTATCTATTCCTCCGCCGCGTCCGGGATCTCCACATACTGCCACGACATGGGCGGACGGTCCAGGCCGAACTCCGCCAGAGGGCTGGGCGCGTCGAACTTCTCCGGTGACCGGACGATCCAGCCGGAAAGGCATTTCCCGCCGGCGTATTCTTTCAGGTCTGCCAGCGGTACGCATGACAGCTTTTCCAGATACGGCATGAAATTGGTTTCCGTGTAGCCTGGGCAGAGAAATTGACCTTGCACCGCCCCGGTTCCGCTGACGTACACCAGCACCGTCAACGGCCATTCCAGATCCGCGTGGTTTTTGCTCTGCGGGTGCGTTTTCCTGATTTCCAGCACTTTGTCCCCGGTCAGGATCTTCTCCCACCACTCCGGTTTCATGCTCATAAGCACAGCCAGCATATTAACCTCCGTTCTTGCCGGGCAGCGGAACGAACCGGCATTTATCCGTTGCGAACTCCGCCACATGATGGAGCGCCATACAGGCCAGCATAATATCCGCCATAAGTTCGTCCGCGTCCTCTTCGCCCAGTCCGTCCTTGTTGTGTGCCCGGAGGCTGGCGGCCAGCGCGTTGCCCAGGTCCTCCAAGTTCTTGGCGGCTTCCTGCCACCGCTCTTTCGGCAGGGTATAGCCGATTTCCACCTTTTCAGCGTCCTGCATGGCTCACACCTCCCACGGGAAAGCAGAGGCAGGGAGATCCGGGAAATACTTCCGCAGATTGTCCTTGAAGAACACAGGGATCTCGTTCTCCTCGCAAAATGCCACGATGTTGTCCACCCACTCGCGGGCGGGCGTCACCTTGTCCGGTCGGTTGCCGGTTTCGGCGCCCAGGATCACCCACTCCGGTAAACCCTCCGCCGCGGCCATGTCCACCGGCCCCAGCAGCGGCTCCATGCTCCAAAAGCTGTTGATGTTCACACCCTGCATGACGTACATTCCCACCGCGTCCATGTTCGCCACGGTGCTGCCATACCAGAAATTGCTTTCGTGGGGCAGGAGGGCCAGGTGGTCCAACTCCAGATACCTGGCCGGGTTCTTGGTCAGGAACAAATAGCGGTGCTGGGGTGCCTTGCGGCAGGCGTCCAGAACCTCCACGATCCAGGAGGTGGGCACCCAGCGCCCAAACAGATCCGCCATGCTGCAAACAAACACGGTCTGCGGTTCCTCTGTGTTCTGCGGCTGGCCCAGGCGGTAGCGGTGCATGGTAGGCTCGAAACCATACGGGTATGGCGTCGCCTTGATCTTCTCCGGCAGCACATGGAGGCCGCCAGCCAGCGGGGCCGGATCCTCCAGCCCTGCGTTGAAGCGTGTGGCCGTCCGCCTGGCGTAGCAGTACGGGCAGCCATGGCGGCAGCCGGTTACAGGGTTCCAGGACATTGTGGCCCAGTCAATTTTCGTCTTGTTCATTCTTCGTTGCTCCTTTCGCTTTTCCACTCGTTCACTATGCACTCGTTACAGTCGAAACTCTGGCAGTACACGCAAATGTCCACGCCGTCGGCCATGGCCGCGCGGACGATTGCCGGGAAGTCCGGCAGGTTCACCTTTCGTCGCGGTTTCAGTTCCGCCAGAATGTCGCCCAGGTATTCCGACGCCTGCCAGTCGCCATAGATACGCGCCGGGGCTTCCTGTTCCTCGGTTTCCGGGTTCATAGTCCAGAGGGCAACACACCCGCCGTCCGGGTCATGCTCCCACCGTGCCGGTGTCTGGCTTATGATTTTCCCATCTGCGCCCCGCGTCGTCAGGCCTATGGTGGCCGTTCCTTTGGCTATGCAAATAATACTCATGCGCTTATACCTCCCGTTCAAACCTGATTTTCATTTGCGCCGGGTACAGGTCAACCTCTGGCCTGCGCTTTCCGGTCCACCGGAGGCCGCCAGCTTGTCCCACGCACTTCCAGCCAGCCGCCCGGAGGCTGGCCCCGTTTTCACTCTCCAGAATGTAGGTCACCAGGCGTTTATACCCCATGGCGCGGGCGGCTCTCCACGCGGCGGCGTAAAGCATGGAACAGGCGTTGCGGGTTCCGTCTGTGCAGAGGCGGTTTACCTCCAGCGTCCACCCGTCGTCTAAATGCCGCGCCACAGGTCTGCCCACAATAGCCACGCCCACGATTTTCTCCCCGTCGGAACAGCCTATTGAAAACTTGTGCCCCACCACAGGCCCGTGGTGCCGGTGGTTTTGCTCAACGTATGCGTTGGCCTCTTTCAGCGTCATGGGGGTTATTTCAAGCATTGTCACCACCTCCAAACGCCGCCAAGGCGAAACAGGTCTGTTTCCCAACGTACTGACACCACGCCCATTCCAGCATGGCGCCGCGGCTGTCCTGGTAGTCCTGCATGAACAGAACCACGTCCGCCGCCTCCATCATGGCGAAACACAGGCGCATATAATCCACGGGGCGCAGCCCCTCCGGCGCCGTGGCGGGGTTCAGTACGATATGGCCCGCCGCCGCCAGCTTCTTTTCCGCCTCTCGGAACTTGGCTTTATAACGCCTGTCCCCGGTGATCTTGCCTGATATGTAGATTTTCACAGAAAACCCTCCTATTCGTTGAAAATCTCGAAATACTCCTGGTATGGGTAACCGCTGATCTCATGCCACCCGCTCCGGCAGGTGGATCCGTCGTCGAACTTATACAGCACGGCGCCCTTTCTCGCTTTCGGGTCCTTTCTCCAGCTGGACGCAGGCACGGCGGTGTATGTGATTTCCGGCTTGTCCATGTTCTGCGTTTTGCTGTACCGCTTCCCGCGCTTGCCGATCTCTCTGTACCTCTCCATGGTGGAGCGGCTTTCTTTCATCAGGTAGGCGGCCAGCTTGTAGTGGTTGCCGCGCCTGTCCATAGGCTTGAAGCTGATACCTCCGCCGCCTCTTGGGACATTCTCCCACGCCTCCGTGATGATCTCCGGATCCATGCGGGAAATGATAACGTGAATGTGCGGGTTGGTCATGCGCTTGGTTTCTATGACCACCACGGCCTTGAACGTGATCCCGCGCTTTTTGCAGAGTTTCCGCAGGTTCCGCAGAAAGGCGGCCTTGTTCTCCAGGATCTCCTCGAAAGAACTGTCCTTGACGTAGTAGTGTAGAACGGCGTGGAGATCCCTATGGCCGAAATTGGCGTTTATATCCCAGCGCAGGTGTTCCTCTGCCACCCGCTCGTTGATCCGCTCCTGCTTCTCTGTGGTGTGGCCGGTATTTGGGCCGCGCTTCACTCCTTTGGTGTGAACCCGGAAAGATTGCATTTTCTTGTGTTCGACACACGGACCAGCTTTCACCACCCTATGAACGTAGGCCATGGGTGCCTCCTTTTCTGCTGCTGGTCACTTTACTAATCACTCTTACCGGCGCTATACGGGGCCGTGGCCCCGTCGCTTTTTCCGGCTTGTATTCCGTCCGGGAACCTGATATAATATAGGTATATCGGACGGTTTTCCGTCGTCTATATTGCCACCTGCGCCGTGTTGACAGCACTGGGCGCAGGTGGCTTTTCTTTTTATGCCAGGTAATTCTTGGCCATTTCCAGCAATTCCGCCGCGTGGTCCTGGTCAATGATTTTTACCTTGCCGGACTTCTTCGGATCTGCGTCGATGGCCCAGCACGTTTTCTTTGCCAGTATTTCCCGCTTGTTCAGCTCCTTGTCCAGTTCCTTTTCGTAGTAGTCCTGTTCTTTCTGCCAGGCCACAAACTGTTGGAACTCCTCAACCGTCATTTTTACAGTTATTTCCACATTGTCCTCCTTGCGGCGTGTCGAATATTCTTTCGGTTGCCATTTGTGCATAGTCGGGGTTGATCTCGCAGCCTATGAAATCGCGCCACAGGCGTTTGGCCACCACTCCGGTGGTGCCGCTCCCGGCGAACGGATCCAGAACCGTGCCGCCCAATGGGCTGCCTGCTAAAATACAGGGTTCAATCAGCTTTTCAGGAAACACGGCAAAATGGGCGCCGCGAAAGCCGTTTGTGCTTACGGTCCACACGTCCCGCTTGTTCCGGCGGCCCGTCTGGTTTTCTCGGTTCCCGTGGCTCTCGCGCTCCACCTTGGCGCTGTTGTCGTGTGCCCGCCCGCCGGTGTAGGCACCGCCGCCGCGGAACGTCCTGGCGTTTCCCTTGGTTGACGTAACGGGTTCGCTGATTGCCGCCGCGTCGAAATAATAGCGTTCCGATTTGGAAAGCAGGAAAATATATTCGTGGCTCTTGGTGCAGCGATCCCGGACACTCTCCGGCATACAGTTGGATTTGTTCCATATAATATCCTGGCGCAAATACCACCCGTCTGCCCGGAGGGCAAAAGCCAGCTGCCAGGGAACGCCGATCAGGTCTTTGTATTTGTAGCCCCGCGGCGTATGCTTTGCCGTGTGGCCGCAGGAATTACGGGTGTTCGTCGGCGGCTGGCTTCCTGATCTGGTGGCGTAACTGTCGCCCATGTTCACCCACAGGGTTCCGTCTGCCCGCAGAACCCGCCGGACCTCACGGAAAACAGAAACCAGCGATTGCAGGTATTCCTCCACGCTGGCCTCGTTTCCGATTTGACCCGCCGCGCCATAATCTCGCAAATTATAGTAGGGCGGGGAGGTGACGCAGGTATGGACGCTTTCGGGTGGTAAATGCCGCAGTTGCTCCAGCGCGTCGCCTGTCAGGATTATTTCAGCCATTGGCGGGTGCCTCCTTTCGGAGATCCGCCACTATGTTTTCAATGGTGGCCGCTATGTAGTCCACCTCTTGCGCTGTATTTTCTTCTCCTAATGTAATACGGATCGCTCCGTATGCGTCCCGCCGTGATAGTCCCATGGCGGTCAATACATGGCTCGGTTCTCCGCTTCCGGACGTGCAGGCAGAACCGGCAGAAACGCAAATTCCGGCCAGATCCAGCATAAGGACCATTGTTTCACCCTCAATGCCCGCAAAGGAACAGTTGATATTCCCAGGCAAGCGAGTTTCTATGCTCCCATATATGCGGCTTCCTGGGATCTCCCCAATACGTTGTAACAGACGATTACGCAGGCCCCTGACGGTGTTTGCGCTGTCCTCTATATTCTCGCAAGCTGTACGCATAGCCGCCGCCATGCCAGCAATAGCAGGGACATTCTCCGTTCCAGGGCGGCGCCCCCGTTCTTGCCCGCCGCCGTATAGGAGCGGATCCAACTGCACCCCCTGACGGCAATACAGGACGCCTATACCTTTCGGGCCGCCGAACTTGTGCGCGGAAAGAGAAAGCATATCGACGCCCATTTTTTGAATGTCCACGGGAATATGGCCAATGGCCTGCACCGCGTCTGTGTGGAACACGGTTAGCTTGCTTCCGCTTTTTCGGATTTCCTTAGATATTTCCTGAATGGGTTGCAGCGTTCCAACCTCATTATTTGCGGCCATAACCGTGACCATGTTCGTGGTGCTGTTCACACGCCGCCCAATCTCTGCTGGATCTATGATCCCATTTGTTCCCGGTGCTACCAGAACAGCGCGGCGTGTTCCGCTTCTCTCCATGGCCTCCAGCGTGTGCAGGACGGCGTGATGTTCAAAGGCAGAGGCCACCACGTCGCCGGCGCCGTACCTCGCTGCACGAATGGCCCAGTTGTCTGCCTCGCTGCCTCCAGAGGTGAAATACACCTCCGCCGGGCGACAATTTAACAATTCTGCAATCGCTTTCCGGGCGCTTTCCATTTTTGCAGACGCCAGGCGCCCCAATGCGTGTATGCTTGACGGGTTTCCGAAATCCTCCAGCGCCTCGATCATGGCCTCTTTGGCTTCTGGCCTCATGGGTGTGGTAGCCGCGTGATCCGCGTAAACTTTCATTTTGCCGGTTCCTCCTCGGTGGCGTAATATTTCGATACGCGGCGTTTTCTCCCGCAACTCCAGCAAGTTCCTTTCTCTGGCTTTTCGTTGCAGGCTTCCGCCGGCTGCTCCATAGTGAAGTCTTTCCCCAGTCTGGCCACGCAGTCCTCGCACAACAGTTTTGGCGCGGCGGTGTCGAAAAGATCATCTTTCCAGCCCACGCCGATATAATCAAGAACACGCCCCCAGCCGTACCATTCGCCATTTTCATCTTGGCAAATATGCTTCATCCACATTTCCCACTCTCCAGGGCTGGTATAGCGCAGGCGGTCAAATCTGTGCGGCCTACTCTCGATATGAACCCCAAACCCGCACATTGAACAGCCTGTTCTCTGCGCTTTGGTGGTCCGCAGCCGTCCCTCCGGTTCCGCTCCGTTATGCTCCGCCTTGTAGGCGTCAATTTCCTGCTCCGTCATTTTCAGCGGGTCGCGGACTATTTCGCCATAGATTTCTGGCACGATTGTTTCCAGGTGGATAGGATCGCCATATAACAGGCTTCCGTCCTCATTCTCTCCGGTGATTGGCTTAAACTCCTGCCAATGCTCTTGGTAATATTCCTCCATTTCCAGCGCCAGGGTCAAAATGTCCTGTCGTGTGAAAATCGCAAATGGCGCGGATCTCTTGGTATCTTTGCTAATGTAATTGCAGCCGTTCAGCATAAGTGCCTTTTGTCTGCGGCCTCCCTCGGATGCCATAAGCCCCATATACGGAAACCGCCGGCTGCTCCTGGCGTAATCGTTGCACGGCTTTTCTTTCAGGTAATAACAGCACAGGTCTGAAACCTTGAACGGGGCCGTTTGGTAGTTCGTCCCGTATTTTTCATTTTCCGGCCCACCGAACTTCTCCAGCCACTTTTGGCTCATTTTCATTCTGGTGTTTTTCCTATACCCGCCGTATGCGCCCGTTTCGCCTGTCATAATTGCGTGGCGCACGGTCGCATTTTTCTCTGTTGGGTGCTGCAGTAGGCTGATTTTTCCGGCAATTTCTTTTGAAAGAACAGGGAACCCGTGTTCTCTGATAACCTCAATTTTTGTGTACGGGCGATCCTTTGACCCGTTTGCGGGGCGCAGGGCGCGGATCCCCAGCGCCTTGTGAACTTTTTGTATGCTGCGATCCTCCAGCATTGAAACCGATGTGCCCGGCACATCGATCCCGATTGACCGGAGGAAAAGAAACAGCGTAATACTATCCAGCCCGCCGACGGCTACATAGCACATTCCCGCCACGTCAGGGTGGTTGTAGAACTCCCACGCCCTGCGGGCTGCATACGCCTTTTTGAAAGCGTAGTCCTGCTTCATCTTTGCAATAAAGTCTTTGACCTTTTCCGGGTTATTCTGATCCCACTTCATTCTTTCGCCTCCATTTCTGCCGGTTCCGGCAGGTGCCAGTCCTCCGCACGAACCTGGAAAGCGTCGCCCAGTTGCATGGTGTCCGGGTAATTGTGCTGTGTGGTCTGTACGGCGTATTTGTCGATCTCGGTTGCATAGTAGGCGGTGATCTCCGCACCCAGTTTGTCCAGTGCGATATGGCCGCAGCTCATACCGTCGTACATCGACAGCACTTCCACCGGCTCCTCCGTCAGCCCGGTAAAATGGCTCATAATGTGGGCAATCACGTCCACGGTCCAGCCGTTGCCCAGCATTTTATACGCTTGGGTGTCGCTGACGGGAAAGGCGTATGTGTCCGGCACGGTCTGGAGGCGTTTACATTCCGTCACGGTCAGCTTGCGAATGATGTAAAATCCGTCTGCCAGTTTAATGGGGTATGTCTTTCCTTTGATGGTGATCTTCCCGCCGCGAACCTCGTAAACTGGGATTTCTTTTCCGCCCGCCGCCTTAATTACAAACTGCCCTTTCCCGTCCGGGATAACGGGCACGGCATACAGGCCGGTGGCCGCGCCGTCGGCCCCGCCGCCGTTCGGCCTTGCCTGCAGGGAAACACTTTTCCCGTCTGTACTGTAAATACGGCGGCTTTGGCTGGTGCCCACTTCGCCGTCCTTGTTCGGAATGGCGCCGACGCGGACGGGGACGGCAATCATATTGTCTTTCTGAACGGTTGTCAGGCAGTTGGTTTTCTGCGGTTCTTCGTTTACCTCGAAATACTGGAAATGCGGGATCGCTTCGTTGTAATCGTCGCGGTGGCCTTGCTCGTTGATCCTGCGTCCCACGACGCGCCCAGCCACAGGCACGGCATAAAGCCCGGTTTTTGCGCCCAGGCCGCCGCCATTCCCGCAGAGGGTTACGCTTTTGGCGTCCGGGCTGTAAACACGGTATTGCTGGCTGTCAAAAGTCTGGTTCTTTGCGTCGTTCTCAATGGTTCCGATCCTCACCGGCTCCACCAGAACGTTATACGGGACGCCCTTGTGGGTGTTCGCCGTCACGCAGGCACTTTTTTCCTGCGTTGCGTCGTGGAAATAATCGAAATCAAAATGGTTCCGCCCGTCCTTGGTTTCGCGCACCATATAATCCATTTCTTTTTCAGTCAGCGGCTTAATGGCAACAGGTTCCGCCGCACCATTCCGCTGGTGTCTGGAAACCATGTCGTCCGCCGTGGTTCCGCCAGTTGTGGACAGCAGGGCATACCCTTTTTCTTTCCAGCAGACACCACTTTCCAGAATGTCGCGCAGGAGGATCCCACGGTCCACCGGCTGCTCCACCGCCACCTGGCTGTATGTGCCGTCCTGGTTCCGTTTGCCCGCCCAATACAGGCGCTGGCGGTTTTGGGCGCTCACAAGGGCGCTGTTAATCAGGACGGGTTCCACGCCTAACTCCTCCGTGATCTGCTCCCGGATAGCGGGCGACATACTTTTATTGTTTTCGTACAGGAAAAAATCCGGCTGGTACTTATCCCGTGCAATACGGTAATTCAAGAACAGTTCCCAGCCTATGCCGCTGGCCTCCGTTTCACGGTTCTTTGTCTGTGCGATACTCCAATGTGTGCAGGGGCTTCCGCCGATCAGTATTTTCATTCTTTCGCCTCCAATTTCGCCGCCAGGGCCTCAATGGTGGCCGCCGCTTCTTCCAGTTCCGTGGCCAGGAGGTTCCGGCCAAAACGGTCCCGCTGGTGCATGGCTTCCAGGCGGAGGTCTGCGGCCTGCCGCTTATATGGGTTCGTGCTGTCGGTCTTAACTGGGCCGCTGCCGGTGTATGCCCGTTTCAGCCACCAGGTAGGGCTATTCCGTTCAGCTTGGTGGGCGCAGTTTTCAGCGTCGCAGTTCTCCGCGTCGCAGCTGTCACAAAATACCCGGTGGAAATCGTCGTCCCACGGGCCGGACAGGATAGGGAGGGCGCCCAGGAAATCCCCCAGGGCCTCCGGGGAGGCCGTAATCCTTTCAAAGTTATTCACCACCCGGCCTCCTCTTTGTGGAGGTCCACACCCTCCAGGGCGTTCCACACGGCCCGCTCCCATTCCTTTGCCCAGCCGGAACAGGCTTTCCGTATTCCGGTAATCACGACGGCCTCACCGTCGGCCTCCCACAGCAGGCGGTCGTCGTCGATCACGTCCGCGCCGTTATGCTCTGCCGGATCCCGCTCGATCATTTCCATAAGATACATGGGGACGCCCCAGCAGGCACCGCCGCCGGGCGGCTGGTAGATTTGATACCCCTGCATAATCACCGGCACCATGGTGACCTCCTCGCCGCGGGTGCCGCCGCGCCAGTGGTCCATATCGTCCGCCGCCGTTTCTCTCATAACCAGCTGCGGATCTTCGTCCTTAATAATCGACGTGGGCATACCTCTTTCCGGGATCACGCCCATGTGTTCCACGATGGTGGCCAGCACCTTGCGCGGCAGCAGGGCGCGGTTGGCCAGAACAAACCAGTTTTCTGTGTAGATGGCCACGGCGTCGCCTGTGTTCATTACGACATAGCCGCTGTTTTTATAGGCCCGCTTTATGGCTCTCACCAGCCCCTTTTCGCTGATAAGCATTTTTTTGAAACCCTCCTTTATATAATGTGCGGCATGGGCACCGGCTTGTCCTCCGCGCCAGCTCTCCACACCTCTGCGTCCCGTATTTCTGTCCAGTCACAGTCCCAAACCTCCGCCGCGTTCAGCAGGGCGGCAAAGTTGGAACCATGCGGCACCACGACGGTTCCATATTTCTGGCTTACCACTCTGGCGCAGCCACCAGCCCGCCAGCGTTCCCGCCGTGATCGCTCCTTTGCGGCGGCGTGGTATGCCCGATCCGCTTCGCGGGTTAGACCCCGCCCCAGGCGTTCACCGTACATTCCCATGTTTCCATGGCCTCCTTGACTGCCTTGGAGTAGTTGGTGGAGGTAATCCCGCCGGCCCATGCGTTTTTCGCTCCGCCCTCGCCCATGTTGTAGGCCATGGCGGCCTTTTCGACGCTGCCATACTTGGCCAGATACAGACCCAGCTTGTAGCAGCCGCCCGCGATATTCCCGGAGGCGGTGGTGGGATCCAGCCCCGTGGCCGCCTGGATTTCTGCGTGATAGGAACTGCCGGGGCCGGGGTTTAGCTGCATGATCCCCACCTCACCAGAGGCGCCCACGGCGTCCATGTCGAAATTGCTTTCCGTCTGTGCCACCGCCAGGGCCAGAGGGTAGGGGCAGCCGTATTCCTCGCAGTACGTCCTCATGTAGTCCTGCCATTCGTAGGGCATTGGAACCGCCAGGGAGAAATAGCCCTGCGCCAGTAGCGCCTCCTCGATCTTTTCCGTTTCCTGCGGATCCTCCATGTATTCCTCCTCCGCCGCCGCAGTGAACAGCAATTCCGTGGGCAGGATTGCCGCCGGGGCCGCCGACGCTTCCGGCGCGGCAGGTTCCGCCGCCGGTTCCTCGCTGTACGCCTTGGCCACCATGACCACGCAGACGGTAACGAACAGCGCCAGGGCGATAAAGGCCAGAACCTTATTGCGCCGGCGGGCTTTGCGCTCCCGCTCCGCCGCGCGGGCGGTTCTGCGCTCCTTGGCCGCCTTGATCTCCGCCGCGGCCTGTTTCAACTCACGGGCGGACACCGCCGCCCGGTAAACGGCCAGATCGTCCTCCACGGCAGAGATCCGCACCCCCTGGGTGGTCTGCTCGGTGGTGATGGCCGCCACGTCCTGCTCCAGCTTGTCCACGCGCCGCTCCATGCGGCGGGCGTATTTTTCGCCTTTCTGGCTCATTTCTTCGTTACCTCCTTTTTTCTGGTGGCCCGCCCGGTCACCTCATAGGTGATACCGAACCGGCGGCGTCCGCACTCCGAACAGGTGATTTTCTCACACCTCTGCGCGACGGGTTTTACAGTCTTACCCCTGGCCTCCAGATCGATGGCGCAGGGCAAACATAACAGCTTTGTCATTCGTCCGTGCCCCTTTCGTCAATATGGGCGGCGCACATATCAGCCTCATGCAGCCGCCACACCCATGGCGTTGCGTCCATGGCCGCGGACAGGTCCCGCAGGTCTGTACGGGCCGCCGTGTCATAGGCTCCCATGTGCCAGCGGATTGCCAGGGCTTCGTGATCCTCCAGCCGGATAAACCGGGCGATCTGGTACAGGCTCTTTTCTCCGTGCCCCAGGGGGAGGGGATCCCGGAACGTATAACCCAGGTAGTCCTCCCACACACCCGTTTCCGGGTTCCTGCGGCGTTTTCTTTCAATGTGGTACACGCCTGCCTTGCACACGTCATGCAGCAGCCCCAGGATCGCCACGGTTTCCTCCTCCTGCTCGGAGATGGGGGCAGGCCCCAGCGCGTCCCTGGGCGTCAGGTCGCGGATCGTGATTTCCCGCAGACGACGGTAAACGTTCAGGCTGTGAATAACCAGGCCACCGGGGAAAGCGCCGTGGTGCTTGGCTCCCGCCGGGGCCTCGAAAAAGTCCGTTTCATTCTCCAGCCGCTCCAGCAGTTCCTCCGCACCGGCGCGGTGGACGCTGGCCAGAAGCAGATCCTTGAAATGTTGGGCCACGGTTTGCAGGCCGTTTCTTTCTAAAAAATCAGACATTTGCCGTTCCTCCTATGCTTCCGGGGCTTCGTTGCCCCAGGCGTCCCAGCCGTCAGCCCTCTGGCGGGCGAACATTTCCAGCCTGGGCACGTCGCCCAGCAGTTCCACGATCCGCCGGCGGGTTTCGTCTGGTTTCTTGCTGTGCCCCTCGAACGGGGCTTCTATGATCTGGTGGACATTGTGGGCGCGGATCTGCGTCTTTGCCTTAAAGCCCGGTGTGACGCCCAGCAGGCAAACCTCCGCGTTTGCGCGGGTGTAGGCACCCAGCCCCATGAAATTGCCGCCCTGCTTGCGGTTCTTTTTTACCCACACGAAAGCCGCGGTTTTGTATGTAAAGCCCCACGCCTCCATGACCTTTATGGCCTCCGTGATATTGGGGAACGTTGCCCACATAAAGCAGGCCGCCCCCTCTCGGACGATTTCGCGGACCGGCAGGGCGCATATTTCCGCGGTGGTCATGGTTGGGTAATGCTGTTTTGCAATCCCGTGGGAACTTTTCGTATTCCCTCCCTGGGAATATGCCCACGGCGGATCCGCATAGATCACGCTGTACTGTTTTGCGGGGAGGGGGATATGGTCAGGCATGGCCGTTCACCTCCCGCTTTCCGCTGGCGGCTTGATCTGCCACGAAATAAAGGGCCTCCACGTTTGAAAATGTCGTAGCCCGTGCCAGCCCCTCCGCCTCCGCAATCATCAGATCCGCGTCAAGCCCTAATATTTCAGCCGCAGCCCTGACGGCCTTTTCCGCCTCCAGGTATTCGTTGATTGCGGCCAGCTGCGGGGAGGTGTAGGCCGTCACCAGGGCCGCGGTCATGTCGTTACGCTCTGCCATGTGCCTGCCGCCTCCTCTCCATGGCGGTGGTGACTTCCTCCACCATGCCGCGCTCCCGCAGTCCCTCAACGGAAAGGCGGTGCGCCTCATGGTACAGCTGCCCGCCCGCCGCGTCGTGTGTCGTGATCGTCAGGATCGGGTGCCCCAGGGAGGAGGAAAGAAACGCTTTCGTGTGGCCGTCGTCCGTCGTCCATTCCAGCCAGTAGTCCGGGCGGCCATTCGCTTTCTGGAAATCCACGCGGCGCATACCCGGCAGGGGCTTGTATGTCGCCACCAGATTGTAAAGGCTGGTTTTGTTGGCTTTCAGCCTCAACACGGGGCCACCTCCGTTCTGTACCACTCCAGGATCCGCTTGGCGTACTTCTTGCGGATCCGCTTCTTTTTGGTGTGGCGGTAGCGGTTATAAAGCGGGCGGTTGTCAACCGACGCCCAGCGCAGCGCCATTTCCATTTCCTGCTGTGCTGCCACCTCCGCCGCCACCCGCTGGATCCATCTGCAGAAACTGTTTACCGTGGTCAGAACGCCCGCCGTAATCTCGCGGATCGCCTTGGCCAGTTCCTCGCAGTTTGCCGCGGCCTGCTCCATGTTTATGCCCATCTGTGGCACCAGCATGGTGTTTTCATTCATGTGGAAAGCCCTCCCCATTCTCCCAGCCCAGCAGGATATTGTGGGCCATGTTGCCCAGGTCCTCATGTGCCTGCTCCAGCGCCAGCAATTCGTGATAGGAGATCCCGGCGGCCTCCAGCTTGTCCCGAAAAGCCTTGGCTTGCTCGGTGGCAGCCGCAACCGCCCGCCGTTCTTTTTCCATGTCCTCCGCCGCGTATCTGGCTTTTCGTTCCGCCAGGCTGGCCTCTCCGGCCATGATCTGCTGGCAAAGTTCTTTTGCGCCCTCCAGGGTGAAATACTCATGCCCAGCTGTGTAAATCGTTCGGCCCTTGCCCTTGATGTCATTGGCCGCCACATAGAAAGCCGGGAGGCCGTCCTGCTCTCGCTTCTGATCTTTGCGGATCCAGAACATTACGCCGTCCTGGCGCCCCTCTCGCGTCTGCCCGTCCTTGCACAAGAACTTGATTTCTTTCCTTTTGCCCATCGCGTTGTATCTCCTTTTCAATTCTTCCGTATCAGGTGCCCGCCTGCTGGGGCTTGCCTCTGCGTCGGAGGTTAGCCTGGAAACGGCGCTGCGCCAGTTCCGGGTCATAGGCGGGGCGCTGGTTCCGGTCCAGCTTTTCGCCGTCCTGGCCTCTCCGTAATTCTGCGTAGATCGTTTTTCTGGATTTTCCCAGGTGCGTGGCGATCTCCGCCACACTCGCGTAATTGCGCCACGCCTTGGCGATATACTCCCGTTCGGCGGGGCTAATGTATTTTTCACTCATGGCTTTTTCACCTCCGATTGCGACAAAAAAATAAGAGTAACAAGGGATTTCCCTTTGTTACTCTTATTGATAGCATTTTCAAAATCCGCACTTTTTGAAAAAAGTGTTGACAAAAGAATGCGGATATAGTAGTATATCACTGTTCGATTCGCGCGGTTAGCTCAGCTGGTAGAGCACATGCTTGACGTGCATGGGGTCACAGGTTCGAGTCCTGTACCGCGCACCAGACAAAAGCCTTGAAGTTTCAGTAACTTCAAGGTTTTTTTATTGCCCTGAAACCCTGTTTAGCCTTATTTTTATCCTTATTGTCCCTCAAGCATCCGAAACGCTCTTGATAAACTGCTCCATACGGGCAGCACTGTTCTGCTTCATCTGCTTCGTAACGTGTCCGTAAACATCTAATGTAAACGCTACGGTGGCGTGACCGAGATTTTCCTGCACGGTCTTAATGTCGTCGCCGCTCTTGATAGAGGCAACGGCGAAAGTATGACGCAGATCGTGGAAGCGTGTGGCCGGTGCGCCGATGTTTCGGACAATGCGCATAGTGTAGGCGTTTGCGAACAT